AACACTTTGCAAAGACTCTCAAGATTAAAGGTCTTGGCCCAAAAACAATATCTAAGCTAGACATTCGGTCTCTTGAAGAGATGTATGAGCTAGACGAAACGGAAATGGCTGAAGCCCTCGGATCTGAGAAGTTAGCAGTAAAGTTAGTAGATGAGCTACAACGCTCCACAAATGCGCCTCTAAACGTACTATTAGCAGCGTTTAGTATTCCTCTTATCGGGAAAACAGCAGCGGATAAATTATCAAAAGTTTGCATTGATATAGATGAAATAGACTACGATATATGCCGCGAAGCAGGTCTTGGTGAGAAATCTACAGCCAGCCTTTTACACTGGCTAGAGATGGAGTTCTATCAAGTAAGTATGCTACCGTTTAACTTTAAGTTTGTACGGTCTAGTAACACAATTGTTAATACATCAGCTAACACTGTATGCATTACAGGTAAGTTGCTAAGCTATAAAACTAAAGCAGAAGCTCACGCAGCTTTGGAGGCAGTAGGACTTAATGTAAAATCTAGTTTGACGAAAGATGTAACTATCCTAGTAAACGAAAGCGGTATTGAATCCGCAAAAACTAAGAAGGCCAGAGATGCTGGCGTTCAAATCGTAACTAACCTTAAAATTCTTACCGGAGAATAATATAATGGCACTACCTAAGTGGACTGAAGAGCGTACAGCTCAACTAACTAATTTTATCGGTGGCGAAAGCCCCGTATCCCAAGCTACTGTTGCAGAAGCAGCTGACCAGCTTGAAACCTCTACTCGTTCTATCTCTAGCAAATTGCGAAAGATGGGTCATGACGTAGAGCTGGCTTCTGCCGGAGCTACTCGTGCGTTTACCGATGCACAAGAAGCAACCCTTGCAGCTTTTGTCTCAGGCAATAGCGGCGAGTATACTTATGCTGAAATCGCTGGTCATTTTGAAGATGGTCACTTTTCTGCTAAGTCAATCCAAGGCAAGATCTTGTCTATGGAACTGACTGGTCACGTTAAGCCAGCTCCTAAAGTTGAATCAGTACGCACGTACTCCGAAGCTGAAGAAGTAACTTTTGTATCTATGGTACAAGATGGCGCTTTTGTAGAAGCAATTGCTACTGCACTTGATCGCTCAGTAAATTCTGTTCGTGGTAAGGCTCTGAGCCTCCTTCGTTCAGGCGACATCGACGCTATCCCACGTCAGGAAACTACCAAAGGCGCTTCTAAAGAAGATCCGTTGGCTGATATCACTGATATTGGTAGCCAGACTGTCGAAGCTATCGCAGAGCAAATTGGTAAGACCGCCCGTGGCGTTAAGACTATGCTCACTCGTCGTGGCCTTTCAGCCTCTGACTACGATGGCGCTTCTAAGAAAGAGAAAGCTTCAGCTTCAGCTTAATCCTTCTTAGTAAAACATAAGGACAGGCTCTTCGGGGTCTGTCCTACTTTTTAGATTTGAAATCGGGAGACTTTCATTGAATATTGCTAGTGCGCTTATTAAGCAAGTGCTTACGCTACAGGACTTTCAGACCTGGAGTGTTGCGCACAAGCATTACTTTGCTGCTGAGTATCATAGCCTTTATAAGGTTATTGATAAGCACTGTGAAGCCTTTCATAGAATGCCTACGATTGAAGATCTAAAGTTTGAGATTCGTGATTCAGCTACTCGTGAAAAACTGTACGCAGTGGAAGCTATTGAGGTCGATGCCGACCCCCATATGCTTCTTGAGTATCTGAAGAACGAATACACTCAAAAAGAAATTCTGGACTCGCTAGAAGATTATATTGAGAATTCTGTTGCGTTTGAAAACGCTCAGGAGTCTGTAAATCATCTTCACCAAATCGTACTCGATGTCGAAGACAAGGTTGATTTGGAAGATCCGCAGGAAAGTATGCAACGTATTGACCTGTTCGAGCCGGAAGAAGATTTAGCCAGATATATACCCTTGGGACTCAATCAAGAGTACGACTACGAAATACAGTTCTCACCTAGAGATCTTGTTATGTTCGGTGGTAAACGAGGGGCTGGTAAGTCTGTAATATGTGCTAATATTGCCAATGCAGTATATGCTTCAGGTAAGTCGGCTATGTATTTCACTATTGAAATGGATAGCCGTTCTATCCTTCAACGATGTTGCTCCATTGCTACGGAAGTTCCCTTTTCTCGTCTACGTACTCAAAACCTGAGTCTTGTCGAGTGGGAAAAAGTAGCTACATGGTGGGCAGGTCGTTATGTTGATGGACAAGACCGCTTGAAGGAGTATAGAACACATCGTGATTTTGCTAAGCTACACACATCACTAAAGAATACCTGCGAGCTCCTCCCGACTCAGCAGCTAGACGTAGTGTATGACCCGTCGCTTACTCTCTCCAAGATTCGTGCCGAGCTTGACAAAAAAGTCAAAGCTCTGAATGTTGGTGTCATTATTGTAGACTATATTAATCAGGTAAAGCGGTCGAGTCTTCCATCTCGTGGTGGTCAATATGACTGGACAGAACAGATTGAAGTAAGTAAAGCATTGAAGTCAATGGCACAAGAGTATGACTGTACAGTCGTATCTCCGTATCAGACGGACGCAACTGGTGAAGCACGATTTGCTAAAGGTATCCTTGATGCTGCAGATGCTGCCTATACCTTAGAAACGTGGGATCATGAAGACGAATGTATTACATTTAATTGTGTAAAGATGCGTTCCGCTTCTATGAAGTCGTTTAGCTCTACAGTAGATTGGGATAGCCTAAAGATTGGGCCCGAAACTGCTATGACACCTCAAGAGAGAGACGATTCCTCACACAAAACTGGCGAATCCATTGATGATATTTAAAAATATTTCTTGACTTTTTATCTCTTCTTGCGTATAATATACGGATACTTTGAAGGGAGAAAGCAAATGGCACTTACATTCGGTAGTTTACGACACTCTTACTCAGGCAGGAAGCGAAAGCCAGTGCCCAAGTCTAAGCCATACACACCTAAGTTCGAACCCATGGAAGTCTCCGACACTTATCGTAGAGACACCAAACATTATAGATCTGCCTCTTCAACCGGCGGATCTTGCGAAGCTGTAGACCGTAGTTACACTGCCGGTGCAGACTTCACCGTAGCCCCTGCATATAACAAGGGCGCGTACCAAGTAATCAGTAAAGAAAACATCAAGGATATTGGACGTTGACAGTAGAAGAACTATTAGTATCTAGGCAAGTATATTTTGTACCGAAGGGTGCAGATGCTATTGTTACGTGTCTTAATCCTGAACACGCAGATAGCAGCCCTAGTATGCGCATTGACAAGATTACAGGTATATTTAACTGTTTCTCGTGCGGGTACAAAGGCAACATTTTTACACATTTTGGCGAAAAGGCAAACCAATTACAACTAAGACGAGAGCTCCTCAAAAAACGTATTAGAGAAAAAAGGTCTGAGTCGGTTGGTTTGTCGTTTCCTAAAGGTAGTGTTCCATATGTAGGCAACTGGAGAGATATTAAGCCAGAGACCTATAAAAGATTTGAAGCGTTCCAACACCATGACACTGACCATATTGGTAGAGTAGTATTTCCAGTACGAGATATATCAGGGCGTATCGTGTCCTTTAACGGTCGTCACACTACAGGTGGCACACCTAAGTACATGATCTCGCCTGCGGGTGCAAAGCTACCTCTCTACCCTATAGTAGAGCCGATACAAGGTTCCATTATCCTAGTAGAAGGTATATATGATATGGTAAATTTACACGATAAAGGACTAACTAACGCAGTTTGTACCTTTGGAACAAAGAACATAAATGAAGATAAATTGCGAATGCTTTCGATACAAGGTGTAGAGGAAGTAATAATTTTCTTCGATGGAGATACCGCAGGGCAGGATGCTGCGAAAGAAGTAAAAGAGATGGTTGAGCGAGTAGGCTTGACATCAAGAAATGTAGGGCTAAAGGATACAGATCCTGGTGCACTACCCTTACAATCAGTACAAACATTAAAGAGAAAATTATATGCCTAAAGTTGCATTAGTAGAAACTAAAATAAGTAGGACAAATTTTAAGAAAGAGTTTGATGATGAGTTTACATTTGACCAGTATCAATTGTGCTCAGACCCAAACATTAAGAAGGTCTTGAAAAGGGACGTAGACATCGAGATTGATATTGACGCATATGACTGGATTATTCTCGTAGGGAGTGATGCACTTAAATACTTTACACCTCTCAACTCGGTCACCGAATATTCTGGTAAGAAAGTAGAAGAGAAATACTTACCTGTCATTAACCCTGCTATGCTTGCATTTAAACCAGAAGCACAACGTACTTGGGACGACTCTAAGCAGAGCATTACCGAGTACATTACTGGAAATAAACAAGATACAATCATTACCGAGTACAATGCCTGGGGCATTCAAGACACTGCGGAAGCTAATGCTTTCTTCCAAGCAGCGATTGATGCACCTCTTGGCTATATAGGTCTTGACTCGGAGACAACGGCCCTTTGGCCTCGGGACGGGCATATGCTCGGTCTCAGTCTGTCTTATGAAGCTGATCGTGGCGCGTATATTGACACAGAGTGCTTAGATGAAGAGTCTGAGCGGCTGCTGCAAGAATTGTTTGACAAGAAGATAGTAGTATTCCATAATGCAAAGTTTGACTTGGCGTTCTTTGAGTACCATTTCAACTTTAACTTTCCTCGCTTTGAAGATACTATGTTATTGCACTATTTGATTGATGAGAACCCAGGCACTCACGGTCTAAAGGCTCTAGCTATGAAGTATACAGTCTATGGCGACTATGAGAAAGGTATGTACGACTGGATGGCTCAATACCGTAAAGAACACGGTATTCTTAAAAATGACTTTAACTGGGGCGATATTCCCTTTGATATAATGAAGTTATATGCTGGTATGGATGCCGCAGTAACATTCTTACTTTATGAGAAATTTATAAAGATTAAACAAAACAAACGCTTATGTAAAGTCTATGAGAATATTCTTATTCCAGGGTGCCGCTTTTTAACTGATCTTCAGGATAATGGGGTACCTTTTGATGCGCAGAGGTTGTTGAAAGGTCAGTTGCTCATGCAAGAGCAGATTGACGAAGCCATTGCTACGCTATACAGAGACCCCGCAATCGCTCAATTTGAGGCAATAAATGGAAAAGATTTTAATCCTAATAGTACTATGCAGCTTCGTCAGCTTTTATTTGATTTCTTGGGCCTTACTCCTACTGGAAAAAAGACAGGCACAGGAGCAAATAGCACAGACGCGGAAGTTCTTGGAGAGTTGGCAAGCCAATCCGAGGTACCCGGACTCATCCTTGCTATACGACAGAAGTCAAAAATTAAAAATACTTATCTGGACAAAATCTTTCCTCAGTTGGATCGTGATAGCAGACTACGTACTGGATTCAATCTCCATACTACTACTTCTGGCCGTCTCAGCTCTAGTGGTAAACTTAATATGCAGCAGCTTCCTAGGGATAACCCTATTGTAAAAGGCTGTATCAAAGCGGCACCTGGACACAAGATTGTTGCAATGGATTTAACAACTGCAGAAGTATATGTTGCAGCAATCCTAGCAAAAGATAAGGCACTGATTGAAGTGTTTAAGTCTGGTGGTAACTTCCACTCTGCGATTGCACACAAAGTATTTAAGCTACCTTGTGACGTTAGCGAGGTAGCTGACCTATATGGTATGCAACGTCAGGCTGCTAAAGCTGTAACTTTCGGTATTATGTACGGTGCCGGTGCAAATAAGATCAGTGAAGAAGTTACAAAAAATAGTGGTACCCCGTTCTCTAAACAAGATGCTCAAGATGTTATTGATGACTACTTTAAAGAGTTCCACCTGCTGAAGACATGGATTGAAGAAAACAAAAAGTTCATTATGCAAAATGGGTTCATTTACAGTTTCTTCGGAAGAAAAAGGAGATTACCAAATGTCGCATCGACAGACAAAGGCATCCAGAGCCATAGCGTTAGGTCTGGTCTTAATTTTCTGGTGCAGTCTGCTGCTTCTGATATTAACCTCTTAGGGGCTATTGATATGAGTTCATGGATTAAGGCGAAAGGCAAGAAAGCACGCATCTTTGCACTCGTACACGATTCTATCTTAGCAGAAGTACCAGATGATGAAGTAGACGAGTACATGGTTAAACTTGCAGAGTATGTACAAATGGATAGAGGCTTATCTATTCCTGGCACTCCTGTAGGCTGTGACTTTGAGATTATTCACCAAGACTATTCAGGCGGAAAGTTCGAGAAAATGTATGGTGATCAACTATCATAATATTAGAAAACTTATAGAGTATCCTGTATTCTTAATTCCTTCAGGGTTTTGGGATACACAGGATGGTTTACTTCTACTTGAAGACCAAGTATTAGACGATAAAAATCAAGAAGGAAAAACTCTAGGGGCTAGGCGTATGCAAACCCCTCATAAGGATCTTTTCCCTTTAAAAAGAATGGTTTCTTCTTACAATGGAATACTAAAGCAGCGCACCAAGCACTTTATAGATAATGCAGGTAGGCCGTTTATGTATGAGAAGACTGTATTTGCACAATTGAAGTATGTAAAAATTAAAAGAGTGGAGCAGAAAGAATCTGCCTCACTAATATGGATAAAGGGCCACAACAGCCCTTTTACCGTGCCACGCCCGCCCGAGGATGGATATAATTGGGCCGGGATTCTGCACTTGCATGGACTGCCGTGGGTGCTTTACGAGTATTCAGAAATGAAACTCAAAGATACCAGAAAGAAAGTATAATATGCCTAAGAAAAAGAAACATTTATCAAGCGTTAATTTTGACTTGCGAGAAATAGAACCTTTAACACGCAACCAACTAAAGGCCTTTGAATCAAACCAACACTTAGTACTGCATGGATTAGCAGGAACAGGCAAGACTTTTATATCGTCTTATCTAGCATTTGATGATATGATTAAGTATAAATTTCAAAAACTAGTAATTATACGCAGTGCTGTACCAACTAGAGACATCGGTTTCTTGCCAGGCACAGAGAAGGAAAAAGCTTCTGTATACGAAGAGCCTTATAAAGATATTGCTAATGATTTGTTCGGTAGAGGCGATGCCTATGAGATACTGAAACAAAAACGCTTAGTAGAGTTTATGACTACTTCATTTATACGAGGTATTACACTCAGAGATGCAGTTATTCTTATTGACGAGTGTCAAAACATGTCTTTCCATGAGTTAGATTCTATTATTACCCGTATGGGAGAGAACTGTAGAATTATCTTTTGCGGAGACTTTAGACAGGCAGACTTAAAAGGCAATGGTATTAAAGACTTCTTCCAGATTCTAAAACGTATGCAAGAGTTTACGTTTATTGAGTTTGAGGTAGAAGACATTGTACGGTCTGAGTTTGTTAAAACCTATATTATTGCAAAGAATGAACTAGACCTATGAAAGCAGTCATAAGCCACAGAATTTACATGGATTGCAGTGCTGAATTGCAGAATAAGATCGATAAAGAACTTACTTATGCTATTCCCACGCACAATCCATTAGATCCGCCAGAAATGATCAAGAATATGGGTATTATTCGTAATGGTTTAATATCCTTACCGATAGGGCGCATGGATTTGATCCCTGAGCACTATGAAATTGTTGATAGGCGTATTAGTAAGCCTGTGGACTTTCCTGAGTTTAAGTTCGAGTTACGAGCAAGCCAGAAGAAAGTATATGACGAAATCGAAGACAACGCTATAATCAACGCATGGGTCAGTTGGGGGAAGACTTTTACAGGTCTTGCAATAGCAGGTAAGTTAGGTCAAAAAACACTTGTTGTTACCCATACTGTCTCATTGCGTAATCAGTGGGCTAAAGAAGTAGAAAAAGTATTTGGAATTACGGCTGGGATCATAGGCAGTGGTAGATTCGAACTTGATGCTCCTATCGTTATTGGGAATACACAAAGTTTGTACCGAAACATAGACAAGATTCGTAAAGAGTTTGGCACTATCATACTAGATGAGATGCACCATGTTAGTAGTCCTACCTTTAGTAAGATACTCGATACAAACTATTGTCGATATAAGATAGGGCTTTCTGGGACTATAGAAAGAAAAGACGGTAAACACGTTGTGTTCAGAGATTACTTTGGTAATACTCTGTTTAAACCACCGAAAGAAAACTATATGACCCCTGAAATACACATTGTACCCTCCGAAATACGTTTTATGGATGGTGCTAGGATACCTTGGGCAAACAGAGTTACTGCACTGTCAAATGATGAAGAATATAGGCACACAGTATCAATGCTTGCTGCGGCCTACGCCGCAAGAGGGCACAAAGTCTTAGTAGTAAGTGATCGAGTGAGCTTTTTAAAGAGCTGCGCTAATTTGACTGGAGACAAAGCGGTTTGTGTTACAGGTGAGGTATCTCTTGAGGACAGAGAAAAGCTAATAGACAAAATTCTCTACGGGGACGCAAATGTTCTCTACGGAACGCAGGCAATTTTCTCCGAAGGTATATCAGTTGACACTCTAAGCTGCTTAATACTTGGTACGCCTGTGAACAATGAGCCACTACTCACACAGCTTGTGGGACGAGTGATTCGCAAAAAGGAAGGTAAGATAGATCCTGTTATAATAGACATACACTTGAGGGGAAATACGGCTCGAAAACAAGCCTCCAATCGTGTTGGGTTCTATATGAAGCAGGGTTGGGAAATGAAATACCTTTAAAAAAATAATACTTGACAACTTGGTTAAAAGATAGTATAATTATGCTCTTATTTGATTGGAAAAAGGTTTTTGATACGGCAAACGGGAATATTGCGACTTGCACCACGATAATGGAAATGCTAATAAAGCAACAAGTACCGCGCAACAAGTTTGACCGTATTTATAAATACTCTTACAGAAACTTTAAAGGGGACAGTTTTCTTCTACATGGAGATCTGCTCCTGTACCACGCATATAAGTATACACAAAAAGAACTAGCTATTTATTATGCTTTGGCTTCGCTAAGAAGCACGGCAGAATATATAACCACACAAAAAACTACGTTAGAAGCACTACATTGTCCCGTGCCTCTTGACGAACTTAACGACAACAGACTACTCATAGTATTAGAAGACGAAATAACTTTGATCTATGAAGAAGTCACACTACAGGATATACACTAATGGCATTATCATTTAATAAGCAGACGGGCGGAGCCCAAAAATCATCAATCTCAACTTTTCAGTACAAAGACGGCGATAACAAGATGCGCGTTGTAGGCGACATTCTTGCTCGTTATGTATACTGGATCAGCGGAGAGAACGACAAAAACATCCCTATGGAGTGCTTATCTTTCGACAGAGACTCTGAGCGATTCAACAACAAAGAACAAGACTGGGTTCGCGAGTACTACCCTGATCTTAAATGTGGCTGGAGCTACGCTTGTCAAGTAATTGACCCAAGCGATGGCAAAGTCAAAGTAGCAAATCTTAAGAAGAAGCTGTGGGAGCAAATCATCACTGCAGCAGAAGACTTAGGCGACCCTACAGACGTTAACACTGGCTGGGATATTTCTTTTAAACGTGTTAAGACTGGCCCCTTACCTTACAACGTAGAGTATCAACTCCAAGCACTGAAGTGTAAGCCTCGTGCTCTCACCGAAAACGAACTTGCCTCTATTGCTGAGCTAAAGTCTATGGATGACGTTATGCCTCGTCCAACTGCCGACGCTCAGAAAGAGCTGTTAGATCGTGTTCGTAACATCGGTAACGAGACTGACGACGAAGCACTAGACGCTGAGTTTAACGTAGGATGATATTATTTACGGCTGACTGGCACATCAAACTGGGGCAGAAGAATGTCCCAGTTAAGTGGGCTACAAACCGTTATCAAATGTTCTTTGATCAAGTCTATGAGCTAGAGAAAGAATGTAATATGCACATAATCGGAGGCGATCTCTTTGATCGTCTTCCGAATATGGAAGAGTTGGAGCTTTACTTCAGGTTCATTCGTGGAGTAAAGATACCAACCATTATCTATGATGGTAATCATGAAGCTACTAAGAAGAATAAGACTTTCTTTACCCAGCTAAAACAGGTTTCCAGAGATATTAACCCCCTTATCAACGTAGTAGACATATCATACGTTGACGCAGATTTAGGCTATGGCATACTGCCTTACGCAGATCTACACAAGAAGGGTAGCATTGATCACTTTGATACGACGCAGCCTTTATTTACCCACGTTCGAGGAGAAATACCACCGCACGTAAAACCGGAAGTTGACTTAGACCTCTTTGAGGACTTCCCTGTTGTATTTGCAGGAGACTTGCACTCTCATAGCAATACACAAAAAAATATTGTATACCCAGGCAGCCCTATGACTACATCTTTTCATAGAAGTAGGGTAAAGACTGGGTATTTGCTAATCAATGAAAGAGACTGGAGCTGGATGTGGGAAGAGTTCACCTTGCCTCAGTTGATTCGTAAAACAGTAACAAATGAAGCTGATATGCTCCCTACTGAGTTTGACCACACGATATACGAAGTAGAAGGCGACATACAAGATTTAGCAAACGTAAAGAACTCAGAGCTGCTAGATAAGAAAGTAGTAGTACGAAAGTCAGAAGCCTCCTTGATAATAGACAAAGATATGTCAATCCAGGATGAGCTAGCAGAGTACTTAACCTACATACTTGAAATTAATACTGATAAAATACCAGACCTCATAGGAACTTACAATGATTACACTACAAATGTTGAAATGGGATAACTGCTTTAGTTATGGCTCTGGTAATCAATTACAATTAGATGATAATACTGTTACACAAATCCTTGGTACTAACGGTATGGGTAAGTCTTCCATACCGTTAATCATTGAGGAAGCCTTGTATAACAAAAATTCTAAAGGTATTAAGAAAGCAGACATACCCAACCGTTATATTAATGACGGCTATAATATTTATCTCTCTTTCACTAAAGATGCGGATAAGTATGCAATTACAGTTAATCGCAAAACAAATATTAAAGTAAAACTCGAAAAGAATGGTACTGATATTTCTAGCCATACGGCTACTAACACCTATAAGACTTTGCAGGAAGTTCTTGGAGTAGACTTTAAAACCTTTTCGCAGCTAGTGTATCAGAATACTAATGCGAGTTTACAGTTCTTGACCGCTACCGATGCAAACCGTAAGAAGTTTCTTATTGATTTACTGCACCTAGAGAAGTACGTTGAGCTGTTTGAAGTATTTAAAAGCGCTTCCAGAGAAGTAGCTGCGGTGTCTTCTACGCTGGCAGGGAAACTCGCAACAGTTGAAAAGTGGTTAGAAGATAATAAATTGAGTGATACCAACATACTACCCATGTTGGATTTGCAAATTAATACATCTGAAGATCAGAAGACTTTAAGTTCTTTGACGATAGAGATTGCAAATATCTCCGAAAAAAATAAAAAAATCTCTACCAATAATCAATATAAGAAGATGCTAGACGAGATAGATATTAGTGCTATCCAAAGCTCGCCTATTACACAGTATGAATCCTATGACGATTTACAGTCAGAGTTAGGCTCCTTGCAAGCAGTCGCTGCGGGTGCTCAACGAACTTTGGATAAGTTAGAACGAATTTCTGACGAGTGCCCTACTTGTAAACAATCTATTGATGTTTCTGAAGAAAAGGCAATGATTGAAGTAGAGCGTGTTAAGAAAGATACTGCTCACGCTAAAGCTATGGTGATTGGCCCTGAGATTAAGAGAATTAAAGCAAACAATCTGGAATTTGAGCGTAATAATAAAGCTCGAAAGGATTGGGAAGATCTACTGCGCTCTTTCTCACAGGAACTTCCTGCTACTATCTTGGATCAGGCAGAGTTGGAAAGCGAGCTGTTTGCTGTACAAGACAGATTACGCGCCTCAAAGAAACAGTTGGAAGAAAATGCGGCAGAGAATGAAAGACGTACAAGGTTAAATACTCGTATACAAGTAATTCAAGAACAGACAGATGAGTTTATATTTCAATTTGAAGAATATAGCTCCAAATTAGAAGAAAATAGTAAGTTAGAGTCTAACCTTACAGTGTTAAAGAAGTCATTCAGTACGAATGGGTTGTTAGCATATAAGATCGAAAACCTAGTAGGTGAACTAGAAGAAATGGCAAATGACTACTTAGCTGAACTCTCTGATGGCCGCTTCACTCTGGAGTTTGTTGTTTCAAATGATAAACTTAATGTAGAGATCACAGACAACGGTAACGTAGTAGACATTCTAGCTCTTTCTTCTGGCGAGCTTGCACGAGTTAATACAGCTACTCTAATAGCAATCAGAAAGCTAATGAGTAGTATTTCAAAGTCTAAAATCAATATATTGTTCTTAGACGAAGTTACTAACGTACTCGATGACCAAGGTAGAGAGAAGCTAGTAGAGGTTCTATTGAGAGAAGACTTAAACACTTACATAGTATCACATGGTTGGTCTCACCCCCTCCTAGAGAAGATCGAGGTAGTTAAGGATGGCAACATCAGCGTATTGGAGTAGTAATGAGTGCAGGTCGCAGAAGAATGTGGTGGAGGCACCTCAAAGCAAGAGAAGAGCTAGGTGTAGAACGCGAAGAGGAAGTAGAGGAAGAAAATGGTAGATTCGAGAGCAAAGGGCGCGAGAGGCGAGTACCTAGTAAGGGACATGCTGAGAGAAGCGACAGGGCTGAAGTTTGAGAGAGTACCTGCCTCGGGTGCTCTTGAATACCTGAAAGGGGACTTATACGTCCCTAATCAGAGAAATCATTATTGTATAGAGGTAAAGAACTACAAAGACTCTGCTCTTACTGATAAAATATTTACACAACCAAAGACAAATAATCTTATCAGATGGTGGAAGAAAGTTGTAGTACAAGCAGCAGGTGGCGATCAAAAGCCAATGCTATTTTTTAAATATGACCGATCAAAGGTATTTGTAGTAACAGAAAATAAGCCAGAAAACACAGATGAGTATCTGTATATACGGTTTTTAAATTGTTATGTACTATTAATGGATATTTGGTTGGCATCTGAAAAGACGGAGTGGATAGGTGGCTTTTAATTTTAATGAAGCAATTGGCGGTAAAGATACTACTGTTCTAATTGTAGATGCACTAAACTTAGCTTTTCGTTGGAAACACCAAGGCAGAACAGATTTTCGAGAGCAGTATGTAGAAACAGTTAAGTCTTTAGCAAACTCTTACAAGTGTGGTAGAATTATTATTACCGCAGACTGGGGCTCATCAAGCTACCGTAAAGAGTTGTTGCCAGAGTACAAACAGAACCGAAAAGATAAGTATGCTACACAAACAGATGAAGAAAAGCAAGCATTTGTAGACTTCTTCGACGAGTATGAAGAGACTCTAGAACTACTAGCAGAGAGCTATACAGTACTTAGATACCAAGGTGTAGAGGCAGATGATCTTGCTGCCCACCTTGTAAAAGATAAAAAACAGTATGGTTTAGAAAACATTTGGCTACTGTCAAGTGACCGAGATTGGGACTTATTGATCCAAGACGGTGTAAGTAGATTTTCTTACGTTACTCGAAAAGAAGTTACTATAAGTAACTGGAGCGAGCACTACGGTGTTACACCTGAAGAGTATATCTCCTTCAAGTGTCTCACAGGAGATAAAGGCGATAATGTTCCAGGTATTAACGGTATTGGCCCGAAGAGAGCAGAGCAGCTCATAAAAGAATACGGCGATGCAATGACAATTTATGACAATATTCCCATAGACGGTAAGTATAAGTACATACAAGAGCTAAACGCAAATGCTGAAGTATTACTAAAAAATTATGAGTTAATGGACTTAATTACATATTGCGATGACGCGATAGGCACGGATAACATATCCGAAATACAAAGGAAAATGATTTAATGGATCAGTATCAAAGTTTTATACACAAGAGTAGGTATGCACGCTGGCTTGAAGACGAAGGTCGTAGAGAGACCTGGGAAGAGACTTGCCGCAGGTATGTAGACTTCTTTAAAGAAAGAGAGCAACTAGATAGCGAAAGCGGTGAAGAGATTTATAATGCTATTCACGCTATGGAAGTTATGCCCTCTATGAGATGTATGATGACAGCAGGCGAAGCCCTCAAGCGTGATAACGTAGCAGGTTTTAACTGTAGTTATTTACATATTGACCATCCACGAGCTTTTGACGAGCTTATGTATGTGTTGATGTGTGGAACAGGAGTAGGTTTCAGTGTAGAACGTAATTTTATTAATAAACTACCAGAAGTAGCCGAAACTTTCCACAAAACAAGCTCTACTATTGTAGTAAGTGATAGTAAGCTAGGATGGGCGAGTGCCTTTCGTGAGTTGATTGCCATGCTATATGCAGGTAAAATACCCGAGTGGGACATGAGCCGAGTACGTCCAGCAGGTGCAAGACTAAAAACTTTTGGTGGTCGTGCATCGGGACCTGAGCCTTTGGTTGACTTATTCCAGTTTTGTACTGGTGTATTTCAAAAAGCGGCAGGTCGTAAGCTAACAAGTATTGAGTGCCACGATGTTGTATGTAAGATTGCAGATATTGTAGTAGTAGGCGGTGTACGTCGTTCTGCTCTTATCAGTCTGTCAAATCTTTCTGATCAGCGTATGTCTAAAGCCAAATCAGGGCAGTGGTGGGTTGATCAAGGTCAGCGTCGTCTAGCAAACAACTCTGTAGCGTATACTGAGAAGCCTGACTTCGAAGCCTATCTCAATGAGATGAAGAACTTGTACGAGTCTAAAGCAGGCGAGCGAGGTCTCTTTAGTCGCGTAGCTGCTCAAAAGATTGCAGCTCGTAACGGTCGTAGAGATGCTACACATGACTTTGGTACTAACCCTTGCTCTGAGATTATTCTCCGCAGTAATGAGTTCTGTAACTTATCAGAAGTAGTAGTACGAGCAGAGGATACTCTTGAAACGTTGTTAGAAAAAGTTCGTAAAGCTACTATTATTGGTACTTTACAGTCAAGTCTAACAGACTTTAGGTATCTGCGGGTGCGCTGGAAGCGTAACACTGAAGAAGAAGCACTATTGGGCGTAAGTTTAACGGGTATTATGGATCACGCAGTATTAGGTGACCCTGATAATACTGAGCTGGCCGGTTGGTTAGAGGAAATGAGAGATGTTAGTATTGCAACAAATAAAGAATGGGCTGAAAAAATTGGTGTTAACCAGTCTGTCGCTATTACATGCGTCAAGCCAAGCGGTACTGTTTCTCAGCTTGTTGATAGTGCTTCCGGTATTCATCCTCGTTTCAGCAAGCATTACATTCGCCGTGTACGTTCAGACAAAAAAGATCCACTTGCACTCTATATGGAGCAAGCAGGATTCCCAGTAGAAAACGATGTAATGTCGCCCTCCTCTGTAGTCTTTAGCTTCCCAGTTAAAGCACCAGAAGACAGTACATGTGTGAAAGAAGTAGGAGCTATGGAACAGTTAGCTCTTTGGAAAGCGTATCAGAATCACTGGTGTGAACATAAGCCAAGTGTAACTGTATACTATACAGACAGTGAGTACTTGCAGGTAGCTCAGTGGATTTGGGATAATTTTGATCTATGTTCTGGAATTAGTTTACTTCCAACAAGCGATCACGTTTATCAGCAAGCTCCATATGAAGATATTACTGCGGAGAAGTACGAAGAATTGCTGGCAGCAATGCCACAAGAAGTGAACTGGGAAGATTTAGCTCAGTTTGAAAAAGAAGATAACACAACCGGATCACAAGAGCTTGCCTGCGTTGGCGGCGGCTGTGACATACTATAATAAAGGATATTATAATGACTGAAGTAACTGAAAACGAAGTACAAACCATCTCTTTGAACGATAAAGAGTATAAAGTAGAAGATCTCTCTGAGAAAGCCAAGTACTTAGTATCACAAGTACAGGATATGCAAGCTCAAGCAAACCAAAGCCGTGCTCGTCTCGATCAGATTCAAGTAGGTATTACAGGCTTTACAGGCTTGTTGCAGGAGGAGTTGGAGAACCCAGCTCCAACTGAAGCACCTGTTGAGGGTGACCTAGTTTAAAGAGTAGTAAAACTAAAAAAGGGGCTGTAAAGTCCCTTTTTTATTGCCTTGAAAAATCTACCAAGGAACTCCCGCCGCACTCACAGGAACTTTTGAGTCTGCAATTTGAGCTGCAATTCCTTCCGCAATGCCTACTAACTCCTCTGCACCTAAAGCTGCTTTTACCCAAACAATTACTTCTGCTTCTGTAAGATCTGTGAAAGGTGTAAAACCCTCCTCGGTAGAGTCAGGAGTAAAACCTGTAGACCCGTAGCTAGAGCCATAGTGGGTTACTGCTTGGTCGCCCACACCCACGATCTCTTCGTCGCTCGCACGCCAGTGCGCTGTGGTAACACCATTATTACTTGTTTCTCTTTCTAGTTCACTGATAGCCCATATTACTGCCATTTTATTTCTCCTTTAAGATATGACGCCACACGTCATCTTGTTAGCTACACCGTTAGCTACTTCGCCGATACGGACAGCAGTAGCTTCTGCATCGTATGCGCCATCATCATCAAAGCAGACATTGACGGAACGCTCATGGGTCTTAGCAGTCTCGTCACACGTGAAGCGCACTTGCACATCTCTGCAATCAGATTCTGTGGAAATAGTCTCACCCTCGTTTTCAGGGTCAGGCACCTCATTGGTTCTGGTTCCTGTAAATTCTTCTAATAATTCATATGTAATTGTCATTTTTATTTCTCCTTTGGTTTTTATACGTTTTCTAACGCGGTTATAGTTGATTATATCTTGCGTAGGCTTTGACTGGCCCGTATGCAAGCGTGTCTTTGTTAAACACAAACCCCCAAATCCACACCACATCACATTCAAGATGCGTCGTAGGGAGCAGTGGGTAAGCTAGCCCTTTAGCTGTGCAGAACTCTCTAATGCGTTTAGGTGTCGCCTGTACATAAGCATCTACCCATTGATTTGTAACCACACTATCTTGTGAGTGAGTGACCGCGTAAAACACATAGCCGACCGGTAGTTCAGGTTTACTACCTTCGTAGTTAAGTATAACAGCTTTGAACAAAACCTCTCTAGTAGTTAAATCGAACTTTAAACCGTACCAGTTCGCTAGGTTAGAGTCAGAATAGCTGGCATTAAAAGCTAACTGCAAAGACTCACTAGGTTTTATCCCAAAGTTGTACCAGCTAATACTAGCGTTCTTATAGGGCTCTCTATACCCATCGTACTTACCTATGATATTACTAGGAGATCGATCGTACTCCGCGTAATCAGGAAACTCAGTCTGAAGCTCTTGTAAAATAGCAGCTCCTTCTGTAGTTGAAAGGCTAAAATCTTGCCTTACAAGCTCTTGGTCAACGTAAACATCGTCTCTAACCACATCAGTCTTTATCTCTTTTATGGCCCCCAACAGAATGGCTTGGTCGATCTTGTCCGCTGTCTCCTCATCTGAGGTTAAAGGCACTTCAATATACACTTCCTCATTAGAATAGAACGCATAAGTTTCATCACCATCTGTTCTAGTTTCAAATTGTCTAATCATGTCCACTCCACCGTTCTGGTAACACCGTTTGTTGTACCCATTGGGTTAGTACTATCAGTACTCCACTCCCAACGAGAAGTGTTTTCGTTTGAAGCATAGGTGTAGGTGGCCGCAGAGCGTTGGTAGGATGTGCCGTTAACAGTTAAGGTGGTCCATCCAGTGTTGCCGCTGTTACCTGCGTTCACATAAGAGAAATACTTAGTGTTAGCGTTAAGGTCAAAATACAACAGTGTCCTTACGGCTGCGCCTGAGTAAATGTTTGACGTTCCGTCACTTACACTGCCTGTGTCCGGGTTAGTGAAATCTGTCCAACCATATTGAGCGCCAACATACTGATTCGCTGGGATGGTGCCAACCGTGACTGTTTGTGTGTCTAATGACGCAGAAGCTCCATAGAACTGGTTCATGCTTATTGTGTTACCACTACCAGACACACGGAAGGCCGCATACTCCCCCATGGTTATAGGGTTCGCGCCCCCAAACTCAGACTGTAGGTTAGCAAACGAGATGGCACCTGATGTTTGTAGCGCCACTAGCTAATCACCCCACAGGCCATCTTGTGTCCGACACCCATGCCTACTTCATCGATACGGACAGCAGTAGCTTCTGCATCGTATACACCATCATCATCAAAGCAGACATTGACTGATCTTTCATGGGCACAACCAGTATCACCACAGGTAAACCGTACCTGTATGTCACGGCAATCAACTGTAGTAGAAATAGTCTCACCCTCGTTATCAGGGTCAGGCATCTCATTGGCTCTAGTGCCTGTGTACTCTTCTAGCAGTTCGTATGTAATTGTCATTATTTATTCTCCAATTGGGTTTTAAGGTCATCGACCTCAGCTTTAAGTTCTTTGATTGACTCAATAAGTAAGGCAATCATTGCGTTATAATCTACAGTCTTAGTGCCATCTTCAGAATCGTTAACAGCTTCAGGTAGTACAACCTCAACCTCTTGAGCAATGACACCGCCATAGCGGCGCTCAGGATCTTTAAGGTCGTTACGAGTATAGGTGTTGCCAGTTAGCTGCTGTACTTTGCTTACTGCATCTTCAATAGGCTTAATGTCTTCCTTCAAGCGTATGTCTGAGTAAGCTGTTATGTTACCCGTAGCGGTGAAGTTTCCAGATACAGTGACCGCTGTGTTATTAACTTCTAGCCGCTCCACGCCACCAGTCACAACACGCCACTGATCAGCCGCATGGAAGCCCATGTAGGTGTTAGTATCTCCGCTGTGAGCAAGATCACCTGCCATGTAAATTGTTGCCGCACTGAAGGTGACAGCGCCCGATGCAGTGTCTGTTGCATCACTTCTTAAAAATGAAGAACCCTGTATGCCATCTAACAAGTCAGCATCTAAGCCTGAACCTGAGCCATCGTTGCCAGAATTCCAGACTAGGTTGTTGTTAACGCGCATTTCTTTGTTGAGGTAAAAGCCAGGCCTATCAGTATAGATATGCGCCCACGAAGTATTCATCGGGCCAAGCTGTATATAGCCATGTGCAGTAGTAAAAGAATTAGCAGCCGTTGTACTTGTATAATTACCCGTTGTCGAATTTAAAGTACCCGTCAGCGTACCGCCAGCTAACGGTAAGTATGAATGAGTATGGCTATTATTGGCCACTACTGTATTTATTGTAACTGTTTGGTTTGAGCCCCCATTAACAGACATGCTGGCTGTACCAGTAACATCACCGGTTAAAGTAGTTGTTAGAGTGCGAGCTGTTTTCCAAGTATCAGCAGTACCTGCCGCAATTTTAGTCCAAGATTGCCAAGTACCCCCTTCCCGTGTTCTGAAAGATACATACTTATCTGTTGCAAGATACCTAGGAATAGCTAACTGCATAGCATAGGTACTTATCGCATGTTCGTTACCAAGACCTAATGTTACTCCATAAAACTGAGTAGAGCCTGTTCCGGGCCCGTTTGTATTTCCCTGTACGTATCGAACACCAAAGTTAGATATACTGTTAAAATCAGTAGTTGTACTGTGATTTTGCCCCATGTTATTGAATAATCTATAACTATCTGTAATATTAGCTTGTATATGGGTATGACTGTTGTTAGCTACTGTAGCGGTCAGAGTCGCGTTACCAAGGTTTGTAAACGTAGCAGAACCCGTAACGTCTCCAGCTAATGTTAAGGTAGGATCTGCAGTAGCTGTAGTTGCTATAGTCCAAGTTTTAGCCGCAGTACCATCCACAGATTGACTTACCGTGCCTGTTACAGCGCCTGTTAAAGTAACAGTATGACTTCTAGCAGTAGTCCACTTATCTGCGTTAGGGTGGTAGTTATCAGCAAAGACACGTTGTCCTGGTCCAATTAAATCTGCCGTTGTACCTATTTCAAGAATACCCGAAGATGCACCTTGCCCTACGTAAGTTGTACCACTAGAACTTGATAGACGGATATTTACATTGGTACCACTAGATCGGTTTAACCATAGAGGAGTTGAAGAGAT